TAATATTTAAAACTTTTTCTCCAAGTTTTACTGTAATTCTACGGTTCATTAATTCGTTTAAGTCTATTAATTTATCCATTTTATGCCACCTCTTCTTCAATTTCAGCTAAGAAGTCCTTAACTTTTTCTATTGCTGAAATTTCAGCATCAATAACAAGCTCTTTATCTGCAAACTCGATACTAAAGCCATTACCAGCTTGACCTATCATTGTGAAACGGAGTTTCTTTCCGTCTTCTTTTTCGTGTACGAATCTTAGTAATACAGTTTTGTATGATTTGTTACTTCCACCAAAAGTAAGCTTTTTAATTTTCTTCACTGCATCTTCTGTAAATTTTGCTGCAGAAAGTTGTGCTAATCTCTTTAAGTCCCAAGACAATACTCCAGTTTTTGCTGAGATTTCTTCACCTTTTAAAAATCTTCTAACTATTTTCCCATATTGATTTTTTACGTCATAAGTTTCAGGCTTGTATTCTACTGTAAAACCACCTTGACAATGTCCTACATTGTTTTCAGCTTTTTCAATTTCTGTATGCGCAGGAACTGCATTTCCAGTAAACTCAGTAACATATACTTCACCTGCTCCAAATATGATTTCATCTTTCATTATTTTTTCTCCTTCTTATAAAATTTAACAATAAAAAACTGAGTACTATCAAAATAATTATCATCTCTTAAAATTCCGCCCCCACTAGGCTTTATTCTTAAAGAGTAGTTATCTATTACTATGTTTGACTCAGTTTCCTTACTACATATATTTTCTTTTACTTTTTCTCTTAAAGTCTCTATCTCATCATAATCATTTCCATATATACGAACTTCTAAAGTAGCTTCATTAAGCTCCTCATGCGTATTTTCAGTCAGATTATAACTACAGATAGGTTCTTGTTCACTCATCCCTATAACAGGGCTAAATTTTAATCCTGTGGCTTTGTCGAGGAATTTTTTAATTACATGACTTAACATATTAATCCACCCCCAATAATCTTTTTATATCGCCTAATCCTTTTTCTTTAGCTCTAAGTAAGAACGGATTAGGTTTTTGCCCCTTAGTTACAAAAAAAACTTTTTTCCCTTTATAGATTGTTGATACTTTCCAGGATGATTTTCTTCCATTTCCTCCTTTAGCATAGATCCCTGTTCCTTGATGAACGTAAGGCGCATACTCTAAGTTACTACCAACAACTGCTTTTAGCTCTCCTTTTTTCTTTGAAGCTCGACTAAAGATAGAAGCTCTTAATCTTCCTGTATCGGAAGGTGCCTCTTCTACAGTTTTTGCCTTCAAATACTCTCCTGCTATTTGGACTTTTCCAAACAGTATATCTTCAAGTTCAGTGCAAGCTTTATCAAAGCCACCTTTCACATCTGATGTATTAATTTTAATATCTACCATATTTCCACTTCCTTAAGCGATACTTGAGCCAGCCTGTTAGAATTATCTACATCTAACACCTCATACTTTTTATTGTCTTGTACAAGTCTAAATTTATTTGCTTTTAAAAATTTAGCATAAGTAACCGCATTATGAGTAGTCTCTGTATGTCTATATTTATCTTTACTAACAAATTGACTAGCTTGGTATATACTAACATTAATTTTATCTTTTCGTTCAATCCAGCTCAATTTTTTAGCGCCTGAGGGAGATTCTATTTCGTTAAGTTCAAAGACTTTAGTTGATACCATTCTACTGTTTATGCTCATAGTTAAGTCTCCTATAGCTTCTGAGCTTTCTTTTAATTCTTTCAGGAATATCCACACAATATCCTGTAGATACTCCTGAATTGCTTTCATTTGTTAGACCCTCAACCCCTAGAGTATTAAATCTAAAAGCCATTAAATCTTTAATTATAGACTTAATATTTAATTTGTTTAACTCTTCCTCTGTTCGGTGGGTAAAGTCCATAATATCAGAAATGGAGTCTTGATAAAGACTTTCTAAATCTGCTAACTCCATTCCTGGTCTTTTTTTCATTTCCTCAATTACTTTGTCTTTATCAAGCATTTCTATCTCCTATTTATCTTTTTCTTTAGGTTCTTTAGGTTCTTTA